CTTCTTTCTGTTCATAGCAATGTTGGTCTTAAGCCGTCAGCTTGTATCTGCCAACGACTATTATTTTTAAGTTTATCTTCAGGCATCAATGGAGCCCCGTCAATCGTTACGTCTCCTCCCATTACACCTTTCAACCATTCTATAGCACGCTCATATCTGTCCTGGCGTATCTTCGCAATCTTATAAGGGTTGTGTTGTGTAAAGATGTGATAGATAGCTATATCAAGTGCAAACATAAGAATGAGAGGGTGCCTGTCTTCCCCTCTTGCGGAAAAGATAGCGTTACAATCATAAATCTTGTTCAGATATCCTCGCATTTCACTTACCGCTCTATCCTCGCATATCTCAACTATCTGAGGATCATAAGTTGGACTTTCTTTACGCAGCAGCGCATCAAGTATCTCGCGGTGAATACTTGCATCGTAGTCTTCTATATTGATAAAGTTATTCATAATCACATCTTATAAGGATTTTGTTCATCCATTGTCTGAAAACTTATAGTTATAGTTGGCTCAACCTCTGCCATCTTCTCATCTAACATTGTAATTCCACCTTCAAGAGAGTCAGGTCCATCAGCAGGGTATGGCAAGTTAAGTTCAAAGAGTTTGCATTGGTTGATAAGCTCCTGCATCATAGGATTGTCTTTTTCTTCTTCGTTGAATACCCATTGACAATTACGGTCAATTGGTTCAAGGTTGGCTTCGATACGTGTCGCTTTGTCTGCTTTCTTTCGACTGTCGCCACGAATAAAGAGACTTGTATTACGACGCTGCTGTTCCTCACGTAGAAGTGGTTTGAAGACCTGTTCGTAGAATGGGTCTTGTAGTTTATTGTTCTCTATATACCAATAAACCGTAGCCTTGCCCCCTACATACTTGGCAAGCTCAAAGTACCAACCAATGAAATTTGCGTTTGTCTCGTGACCTAAAAAACCTTTGATAATGTAGTAGACACCTTTGTACTTGCCAATAAGCCAAAGAGACTTTGTTGACGACGCTTTCTTTTTACTGTCAGAATACGCAGGGTCACCATATCCAATAAGGAACTTAAATTTAGACAAAGCAGGAACCTTTCCAAATGGAAGATTACGGAAGATCTTACCTTCTGAAACAGGATTATTGAAGTACTCTGCTTGTACAGCTCTTGCAGATATACCAGCAAGAACTGTATTAATCTGCTCCTCTGTGTTTTTTGCAGGCCAAGTAGATTTTCCACTCTTATCGCGGATGTTTACAATATCCCAGTTTTTTGCTATTGCTCCAGCACGTGCAATACAACAGTCTTTTGCAATGATATTACCACACCAAAGTATCAGGGTCGGCTCAGAGATAGAACGTGTTGGATAGAGTGCACCTTCAAACCAATCCCACTTCTTTTTAAGAGTTTCTGGGTTACGGCAGTCCTCATCAGTGTCATAGTCATCAAGATAGATGACATCAGGGCGAACAGCTTCATTTCTTGCACCACGAGGAGCACTACCAGCACCAAGTGCAACGAACTTAGCACCACAGCGACATGTGAAGTCTGTTTCCGTCCATTGCCCTACAAGCTGTTGAATGCCATAAAATTGCTTAATACGTGGGTTGTTCTCAAAATTAAGTCTGAAAGGTGTAAGTAAACGTGTTGCTGAAGTTATAGTTGCCGAAGCTAACACAATGAACTTCTTACGCCCAGTGAGTGCCAGATACATCAAGACAAACATTGACACAGTAGACTTTGCAAGTTCGCGACTCCACGAAAGAACTTCGTACCATTCATCGTGTTCTATAATACGACGAATTGCACGCACGTGGAAAGGTGCGAATTCATATTTAGCATACTTAGGAAAGAAATACTGAATCCACTTAACGGGGTCTTGTTCCAGTTCCTTTCGTCTACGTTCAATATCACGTCTTGACAGCCCATTCTCTACAGGCATATCAGAGGTGAATGATTTATGAAACTCTTCCCAGTTCCTTAATGCAATTCTTTCTTCCTGTGTCATTTTGCCTTTGCCATTTGATCCTTGATAAACGCATCAAAGAGGTTGTTAAACTGCTTAGCTGCATCGATATCAAGAGGACGTAGCCAAGACAGAAAGCGCATAGCAACACTGATGCAGTCTGCAACACCAATATCACTTTCTAACTTCTTGACAGCACCAGCGAGCTTAGCAAGAGCGTCGGCCTCCTGTGCTGTAGCAAACCTCTTACCTTCTTCACGATTTTGAATATTGTTGTTGATTTCAATAATCTGTCTCTGGAACTGTGCTATAATCTGGTCAGGTGTAATCGTAAATGAAGCTTTAAGTTCCTCCCAACCTCCTTCTCGCACCCAGCGAGAGACTGTTTGCCTTGTAGTTCCTACTTTTGCAGCTATCTCCTCTTGTGTGCAACTTCCCTCCATGTAGAGAGACTTTGCAATGCCTTTTTTGTCTATATTCGTCTTTGTCATATTGCCTAAATCTTTTGCAAATATCTTATATTTTATGGACTTTTTGAAATCCATTATTTATAACAGCATTGTCTGTTTGCACCATAAAATCAGCTGTTTGCGCTATGAATTTACGATTTTGTCACTCCCAGAAAAAACATGATATTTGCATCAAAAATTGAAATAATGAGTTCAAACTTTTTCAACATTATACCTGGTAATGGAACTGTAGCTATCCTCTTATATGGAGAGGTCGGTAATGGTCAGCCTGTAGACAGCGGACGAGTGGTCAGTGAACTACTTGCCTTGCAAAGTCAGTATGACAAGATTGATGTACGCATCAATAGCAATGGTGGTGATGTTTTTAGCGGAATAGCCATATACAATGCTCTTCGCACTTCAACGGCAGACATTAATATATATGTTGATGGCGTTGCTGCCAGCATTGCCGCTATTATTGCCCTCTGTGGTAAACCACTCTACATGAGTCCGTACGCTAAGCTCATGCTGCATAGCGTAAGTGGAGGTACGTGTGGCAATGCTTCAGACCTGCGCAGAATGGCTACAGTAATGGAGGAACTGGAACATAACCTTGCAGGTATGATTGCTGCACGCTGTGGAATGAGTACAGAAGATGTGTTAGCAAAGTTTTTTGACGAGGTTGACCACTGGATAAGTGCACAAGAAGCTGTTGAGATGAAACTTGCAGATGGGGTGTATGATATGCAGGATGATGGAGAACCAGCACCTAAAACTCATGAAGAGATATATCAATATTTCAATAACAGGTTGACTAATCAACCAAAAAACTATCAAAACATGGCATTAATAGACCAATTAAAGAGCATCCCATCATTTAGCAATATCAATGATGAGGCTGCAATTGTGAACAAAGTCAGAGAGTTGGCAAACAAGGCTACTAAGGTAGATGCACTTGAAACAGCCAATGCTGAGTACAAACAGCAACTTCAGTTATCTGAAGCAAAGGAACAGGAGGCTATCATTGATCAGGCGATTAGCGAAGGTCGTATTACCGCAGAACAGAAGGCACACTATGTTAAGCTTATGGCTGCAGACCGTACTACTACAGAAGAACTCTTGAACAGCCTCAAGCAGATGCCTAAGCCTCGTGCTGCTTCGTACATCAATCCTGATGGTACTGGTGGTGACAGTTTCACCAACAAAACTTGGGACGAACTTGACAAAGCAGGACGTCTTGGTGACTTGAAGAGTCAGAACAAGGACCTTTTTGCAGCCAAGTTCAAGGAGAAGTTCGGTGTAGACTACCGCGAGTAAGAAATACAATACAAATTTAAAAGATAAGAAACTATGGCATTAAACAAAGAAATCTGGCAGTCAGACATTGTTGAGAACTTCTATCCTGACAATTCCTTTGCTTCTAAGAGTGTTGACGACTCAGTGTTTGTTGAGAATCACAAGGTACACATTCCTAACGCTGGTGCTCCTTCAAACGTAGAGAGAAACCGCACTCAGAAGCCTGCTACAAGCAAGCAACGTACTGACAACGATCTTGAGTACGATATGGACGAGCTGACAACTGACCCAGTGTACATTCCAAATATCGACATGGTAGAGCTTAGCTATAACAAGCGTAACTCTATCTTGAGCAATGACCGCGCTCAGTTGCAGGAGGCTGCTCATCTCAATTTGCTTGATCGTTGGGGTCAGGGTGTCGATACTAAAAACATCATCAGTACGTCAGGTACAAGCAAAACCACAGCTCATACATCGTCTGTTGCTACAGGTATGCGTAAGTCTATCTGTAAGGCAGATGTTCGTAAGCTTATGACTGCTATGGATGCAGACAATGTTCCAGAGCAGGGACGTTACCTCTTGCTTGACGCGTTTATGTATGCTGACTTGTTAGCAGACCTTGCAGAAAAGGACCAGTTTATGTTCCTTAACTCTGCTGACCAGCAGAAGGGTATCCTTGGAAATCTCTATGGCTTCAACATCATGAAGAGAAGTCGAGTTCTTCGCCTTAATAACGGCACAAAGAAGGTTCTTGGCTGGGATAACCAAGGTGCCGCAGATGAACTTGCAGCTGCTCTTGCTTGGCACGAGAATTCTGTCAGTCGTGCTATGGGTGAAGTCAAGATGTTTGACTCAACTGATAATCCACTGTACTATGGTGATATCTACTCTTTCTTGCTCCGTACCGGTGGTTGCGTTCGTCGCTACGACAAGAAGGGTGTCTACCTTCTCGCAGAATCTTTAACCGCTTAACTTTTGAGTCATGTTACCGAGAATTAGAATCAGATACATGAATGGCCTACTGGGCACCGTCGGGGAAAGTCCCGACGGCCTGTTCGCCTTGGTATGTAGTGCGACTGCTGTCAATGACTCGTTCGCTCTGGAACGTGCTTACACTATTCAGAGTATGGACAGTCTGACGGCACTCGGTATCACTGCAGCTAATAACGCCAGACTTTACAAGCATATCTCAGACTTCTACACTGAAGCGGAGAATGGTACAAAGCTGGTAATCTTTGGAGTTGACAAGGCTAAGAGTATGACGGAACTCTGCGACCGCCAGACTGGAGCAGTAAAGAAGCTTATTGTTAGTCAGAATGGTGTATTGCGTGGTGTCTTCGTAGCACGTGACAATGCAACAAAAGTATCTGCTACAGATGGCTTGGATGCAGACGTGTTCACCGCATTAGCAAAGGCACAACAAATGGCTGAATGGTCAACAACAGACCTGTATGCTCCATTGTTCTTTATCTTGGAAGGACGTGGTTATACAGGTACAACGCTGAAAGACCTTAGCAACGAAACCTACAATCGTGTCGGTGTTCTGTTGGGTGACACGGAAGCTGACTCACAGGGTGCATGCGTTGGAACTTTAGCAGGTCGCTTAGCAAGCCTTCCTGTACAGCGTAATATTGGTCGTGTCAAGAATGGAGCATTGAAAACAACTCTGCTCTATGTAGGCAAAAAGAAGGTAGAAGAGGATAGTGAAGTTATCTCTTCTATCCATGATAAGGGTTATATCACGGCACGAAAGTATGTTGGGCGCAGTGGTTACTTCTTTGCTGACGACCGATTGGCTTGTGTCGAGACTGATGATTATGCTCATCTGTCAAACCGTCGTGTCATTGATAAGGCTTATCGTATTGCCTATAACACTCTGTTGGATATGATGCTGGATGAGTTGGAAATCAATTCTGACGGCACAATGCAGACAGGGGTTATTACAAGCTGGCAGCAGACAGTAGAGAACGCTATTAATCGTTCTATGACCGCTGCTGGAGAGTTGAGTGCCGGTAATAACGGCGAAGGTTGTTCTTGTTACATAGATCCAAAACAGAATGTGGTTGCGACTTCAAAGGTTGAAATGACATTGAAGGTCCGTCCATTCGGTTATGCACGCTATGTTGATGTCAACCTTGGTTTCCAAGTAACAACAGTATAGACATGGTAAATACTAAAGAATACGGCTGGTCAGATGTGACCGTAGTTGTTGCAGGTAGACCTGTAACTGGAATTCGAGGCGTGAAATATGGCTCGAAGCAAGAGAAGGAACTGCTGTATGCTAAGGGCAACAAGCCTCACGGTATTCAGCATGGCAATATAGATTACAGTGGTGAACTGACATTACTGCAGAGTGAGTACCAAGCTTTGAAGAGTGCTGCTTTAGGCAATCTCCTCAATATGAGCTTTGATATCGTTGTGGCTTACGGAAATCCTGAAAACGGTGATCCTATCACAACAGACATTCTCAAAGGTGTGGAGTTGACGGAAGATCAGACAGAATGGAAGCAAGGTGACAAGTTCCAAGAAAAGTCTCTACCATTCATCTACATTGACCAGAAGAGTTATTAACAATCAAATATCGAAGATATGAATTATTCAAAAGAAGATATCAATAAGTGGAAAGCCACACACGGTGATTTGTTTGAAATCAGCGTAGAGGGCAAGTCTTGTGTGTTGCATAAGCCTACACGTCAAGACCTGAGCTATGCCAGCGTAATCAAAGACCCTATCAAGATGAGCGAAGTCATGTTGAAGCAACTCTGGGTTGCTGGTGATGAGGAAATCAAAACCGATGATGAACTCTTCATGGCAGTAGTTGCCAAGATGGATGAGGTCTTGAAGGTAAAGGAGGCTGAGATAAAAAAACTTTAGAGGAGGCCGGGGTTGATGACTTTGACAACGCCCAGGATATTATCTTCATAGATACAATGCTGCGCTACTATCTAAGCATTGACCCTGAACTCCTGCCAGACGAGAAATGGGCATCAACACTCAGCGCACTCAAAGAGATTAGAAAAATAGAAAAAGACTCTAATGGACAGCGTACTTAAGTTTTTAATCAAACTACAAGCAGATAGTGGTAATGTTCTGACGGTTGCTCGTCAGACATCCACTCAGCTGGACGATATATCACGTAAGGCACGTACTACAGGTGCACGCCTGCGTGAGGCTTTTTCTTTTTCGACACTCAAGAGTTCGCTGATGTCCATTCCTGGAATGGAACTCCTTACCAACCCTTATGCCCTTGTTGCTGGTGCTGTTGGTGCTATTACTAAGATAGGTGCAGAAGCAGAACAAACAGCCGTTGCCTTTACAACCTTAGTAGGAAGTGAGACAAAAGCTAAGGGAATGCTTTCTGAAATTGCCAGGTTTGCAGCTGAATCACCTTTTGGTAAGTTAGACTTGACTGAGAATGCGAAGACTATGCTTAACTTCGGAGTGGAGACAGGAAAAGTTCTACCACTTCTTAAACAGTTAGGAGATATCTCTGGAGGAAATAAGCAAGCTCTGCAAAGTTTATCATTAGTGCTTGGTCAGGTGTCAGCAGCTGGTAAGTTAGCTGGACAGGATAACCTGCAGTTTATCAATGCTGGATTTAATCCGCTTCAGGAACTTGCAAAGATGACAGGTGAATCTTATGCAAAGTTACAAGATAGAATGTCGAAGGGGCAAATCACCTTTGAAAATGTTGTGCAGGCAATTCAACACGCTTCTGGAGAAGGTGGAAAGTTTTTCAGTATGATGGATAAGCAGTCTCAGACAGTCGCAGGTAAATTTGCTACGCTACAAGACACGTTTATTCAATTAGCCGTTGATATTTATAACAAGATTCAACCTTACGTATCTCAAGCTCTTGATCTCTTTATAGGTATAGTTCCTGTTATTGCTGAAGCAATAGCAAAAGTTATCAATGTGATAGAGAGTGTTATAGGATTTGTATCACGGTTTAAGATGGAGATATTGGCTCTGTCGTCTGTCATTGGTGTTGCTGCAATAGTCTTTAATGCACAGGCAATAGCGATGTCAGCTTATGCAGCTGCTATCGGTGTTGTGACAACTGTAACGAGGATATGGACTGGCGTTCAATGGTTGCTCAATGCTGCGATGGACGCAAACCCTATCGGACTTATTATCATAGGTATCGCTGCTTTAGTCGCAGCAGTTGTCTATTGTTGGAATAAGTTTGCTGGATTTCGTGCTTTTATTCTGACAATGTGGGATACATTAAAGGGGTTTGGTAATATCATCAAAGACTATATCATCAATCGCTTCAACGAGATGCTTGCAGGACTTGGCAAGCTTGGTGAAGCCTTAAAGAAACTATTCTCTGGAGACTTTCAAGGAGCAGCAGCCTCTGCGATGGAAGGATTTAAGAAGTTGTCTGGAGTTGAGAGTACTGCCAAGGCTATCAATGGAACCAAACAGCTTGTGAGTGGTGTTGGAGGGAATTTTCAGACACACCTTCGACAAGAACAGCAGAAGGACAAAAAGACATCTTCTGCTAAGAAAGAGAATAAGATAAGTACCCCTGGATTAAGTGGTAGCACAGGTGCTGTCGTTTTTGGAGAAGGTGAAAGCAAAGGCAAGAAGGGAAAGAAAGGTAAAAAGGGTGGTAAGAAAGGTGGTCGCAAGTCAGCCGAGGAACTTGCTACTGGTGGCACTCGCAACACTTCCATCACTATGCACATCGGAAAATTCTTCGATAATATCAATGTTTATATGAACGATAAGACTGACACTGCGGAACTTGAGCGAACTATTCTGCAAAGTATGAACCGAGCGTTAGCTATAGCAGCAAGTACAGACAGATGAACAAGGTAGCAAGATTTGCACTCGAAAACGTTGCTCTGAGAGTCACAGGCAACAAGATTCCACCTTATTGGCTGTTCAATGTGAATAAGCTTAGAGAGGTGGACGAAGAGGAATATAATGAAATCAAGTCAATGAGTGATGAGGAGTTGGAAGATACTGTTCGCACTAATGCACTTGGTATACCTATGCAACTTCCCCTTCGTCTACGTCTTGAAGAAAGTGGTGCGAAGGAGTGGTTGTTGCCGATTGAGCCAATGATTAGTCTGCAAGGTCAGAATATCATTGTGCGGCGACACGTTAACAAAGGTGCTGTAAAAGGAAGCATTAAGGAGCGGTGGTCACAAGATGATTATACTATCAGTATAGAAGGTATCCTTATCGGTGAAAATGGTAAATATCCTGAGGAAGACGTAAGCCGTTTACGCTCATTCTGTGAAGCTGGACGAGTGACAGCGTTAAACCCTTTGCTGGAAATATTCGGTATATCACATCTTGTCATTGAAAGCTGGGAGATTCCTTTCACAAGTGGCTCTTCTAATCAGAACTATTCGCTAAAGGCATATAGTGATGACATATATAAACTTCTCTTAAATCAGCAGGACTTAAAACGATAGGCTTATGTACACAATGGCTTACGACATAGAGATAGGAGGCTGGCACGTTGGAATGCTTGACAGTGTTGAGGTGCATCGAAGTGTCGAACTACTTGCTGATACGGCAACTATAACATTACCAGGTGCGCAGTATAATGTAGCCTTGGATGTTGAAGATAAACTTCACAGAGGTGATAAGGTTATTATTCGCTTTGGGTATAAGGAGGAAGGCTTAAAGGAGGAGTTCACTGGCTGGCTGCAACAAATCAGTACAGATGGTGGCAATATTAAGCTGACTTGTGAGGATGATCTGTACACCTTTCGTAAGGAACTCAAAAACGAAGTACTGAAGAAAGTTTCACTTGCTGATCTTCTTAAGAAGGTGGTGCAGGGAATTGGGAAGAACTACTCTATTCAATGCTCTTACAGCTGGACCTATGCTAAGTTTGTCATTCACAATGCTACTGGATATGATGTGCTTAAGAAGGTGCAGGAGGAATGTGGTGCAGATATATACCTTTCTAATGGTGTTTTACACGTGCATCCCCCAGGTGAGGTTGTCGGGGTGAACCGCTTTTACAACTTTGCGCTGAATGTGGAGGCGGTTAATCTGACCTATCGACAAGCTGCTGATCGCAAGGTTCGTGTAGTGGTTAAAGCTCTTCTTCCTGACGGAACAGTAAAAGAGATAGAGGTCGGAGCTACTGGTGGTGAGAAGGTAGAAATAAAATGTCCTACTTCTGATGCTGCAAGTATGAAACTTCGTGGCGAACTTGAAGTTAAACGTCGTAGTTTCGATGGCTATGATGGAAGTATCACGACGTGGCTCATACCTGAATGTGTTCCTGGCGATATGGCGTGGCTTTATGATGCAGATTATCCACGTAAGGATGGCTGCTACTTTGTAAGAGCAGTAACAACAACTTTCAGTAGAGACGGTGGTAAACGAAAAATAGAACTTGGATTCAGATTAAGCTAAGGATATGGATCAATATAAGGAATTAAGAGAAAGGTTGCGAGGTGTAGCACCACAGCAAGAGATGACTGTACTACAAGGTATCGTTAAGAGCGTAAGCGGTCGTACTTGTGATGTGGAAATAGGAAGCCTTCTCGTACCAGATGTTCGCCTTCGTGCATCTGAAACAGATGATAGTGGAGAGATGCTGATAGTTCCAAAAGTTGGTACTGCAGTCATCATTGGAAGTCTGTCAGGAGACTATTCAAGCCTTGTCGTCTTAGCTGTAGATCATGTTGAATCTATAACGATAAATGGAGGTAAGCTTGGAGGACTGGTTAATATTGAGGATTTAACCAAAAAACTTAATGAACTGGTTAAAGCTGTCAATAGCCATACACACCAAGGAACTCATGGTCCAACTGGTCCACCTCTAACTAAGGCACAGGAGTTTAAGAAAACTGATTATGAAGACGTAACTATCAAACATTGATATGAAAGGTATTACATTGATAGACTATGAAGTGGTTATACAACCGCATCGAGGACCAGACGGAAAGATTATCTCTGGTCTGGTTATCGGTGACACGCTGCATCAGAATCAGGCTTTGATTCTTCACTTACATAAGGGAGAGTTGAAAGAACGACCGATGACTGGCTGTGGTATCAGTGATATGCTGCTTGACAATGATCCTATCTATTGGAGAACGCTCATCAGAGAGCAGCTGGAGATGGACAGACAAACTGTGACTAATATAAAAATAACAACCAAAAGCATCGAAATAGATGCACAATATTAAACTTAAGCAATATGCAAAGAAACACGAAGGAATGGATACAATACGGCTCAGCCATATTTCTGCTTGCAAGTGGTGTGGCAATGGCTTTTCTGAGTTTCTTCTTTAATGGAGGCGATGTTAAAGACAGCGTGCTGTGGTATGTGTCGCAGACTTTGGTCTATGCCGGCTCAATCTTCGGTGTGGGTATCTACATTCAGAGTAAATGGGGAGATGTGAGAAATTACATCGACCGAGTTGTAAAGGATAAGAACGGAAAGGAGGAAGAATGAGAACGGTTAAATATATTGCGGTACACTGCACTGCAAGTCATCAGTCTATGACGATTGAGGGCTTAAAGCAAGAATTCAAGCGTAAAGGATGGGTTAACCCCGGCTACCATTACGTGGTGTCGCCAGATGGAAAGATTACCCAGCTGCTTGATGAAGACAAGGTGAGCAATGGCGTAAAGGGCTTTAATGCTGTTTCTATCAATGTCGCTTATATTGGCGGTATTGATATTAATGGTAAACCTATCGACAATCGCACAGAGGAACAGAAGCAAAGTCTGCGCTCACTGTTGAAGCTATTGCATAATAAGTACCCTACGGCAGTTATTCAGGGACATCGTGATTTTTCTCCAGACTTGAACCACGATGGTAGAATTACCTCTAACGAATATATTAAGGCCTGTCCTTGTTTCGATGCAAAGGCTGAATACGCAAATATCTAACAACAACGATATGAAAACATTAAAAGTATTATTAGCAATTATCCTTACTGCTGTAATTTTCTCTGCTTGCTCTCATAAGGTCTATGTGCCTGTAGAGAGTGTAAGCACCGACACGTTGCGCGTTGTCAGTCACGATACTATAAGGGTTATGGAACGTCTTGCTCCAGTATCACTGCTGTTACCAGAGTATCATCAAGAGCGAGTAACGAAAGACTCTGTCTCTGTCTTAGAGAATGCGTTGTATCGCTCAACGGCAAGAATACATAACGGTATCCTCACACACATATTAGAAAGTCTGCCAGGTGCGAAGGTAGAAGGTCTTACAACAGTGCATGACACAATCCGCATAACGATACACGATAAGGATCATAAACAATATAAAGAGAAACCAAAGATAGTTTACAAGGAAAAGAATTTGAGCTGGATTCAAAAGCGTGCAATGGAAACAGGCTTTATCGCATTCGGTGTCCTTGTGATATTAGCTCTTTATTTCGTAATAAGATGGAAGTTGAAGTAAAAGATGGTCAGACCTTGGCTGATATAGCCATACAGGAGTATGGCTCGCTGGAAGCATTGCCTGCTTTGGCTGCTGCGAACGGTATCGGTATGGCTGAAACGTTAGCAGCAGGAAGCAGATTGCAACTTCCTGACGTAAGTTTCAACCGATTAATACAACAGTATTGCAAGGCAAATGATGTGTCTCCAGCAACAGAGAGGGGTATGACGGATGTCAAGTTAAGGGTGTTCGGTGGTGAATTTGCACCGCAGTTCAATTAAAGTAAATAAATATGGCTCGTAGTATAGCAGAGATAAAACAAACAATGACAAATGCCTTTATGGCAGATGCTACAGTAAGAGAACGATACGGACTATCAGAGAATGACACCTTTGATGATAGTTTCTCAGCGGTCAGTATTGAGAACATCCTGTTTTACATTGTTGCTGCCTGTAGCCATGTTCTGGAGGTTATATTCGACCAGTTCAAGGCGGATGTAGACGATAAGATTAGTCGTGCTGTTGTAGCAAGTGTACCTTGGTACTATAAAATTGCAAAAGAGTTTCAGTATGGTGATGCTTTGGTCTTCAATGAGGCGACACAACAATATGTCTACGAACAGGAAAACGAGAAGAAGCGACTTGTTAAATATGTTGCTGTACGCGATAGAGGAACTTCCGTAGAGATTCTTGCTTCTGCTGAAGCAGGAGGACAGCCGGCTATTCTTTCAGAAGATGTTTTAACAGCATTCAAACAGTATTTGAATCGTGTTAAAATAGCTGGTGTTGTACTCTCTGTTCGCTCGTTGCCTGCAGATAGAATAAGTATCAATGCAACTATACACGTCGACCCATTGGTGATTGATAGAACAGGTGTAAGAATAGCAGATGCCAGTTATGCTGTAGAGGATGCTGTGAACGCCTATGTCAGAAAGATTATCTATGGAGGCACTTTCAACAAGACGAAATTGGTTGATGCGATACAGAATGTGGAAGGCGTGCAGGACGTAGAGCTGCATATCTGTAAGTACAGCACAGATGGGACTATATATAAAGAAATCAGCGGTAATAATTACACCGCTGTTGGTGGAAGTTTCGTTACTGTAAACTTAAGAAATACATTGAACTATGTGGTATAAGTTAGATATCATCAAACTTGGCTTTCAGCTGTTGCCTCCAATATTGAGAAGCAAGGTGCTCGTAGCACTACTCAAAGCGATGCTGCGTGGAATAAGGGATTTGTATAACCGATTTTATAGTTACCGTTCTCACGTCTTGAATCGCTTAAACATAACGGCAGGTGTTCAGTATATAGAGAAGATTCTAAATGATGCCTTCTTTCTTTCAGAGCATCAAATTTACATCGTCTCTGCTGATCAGAGAGTACAGACTGTTTTACATTTCAAGAGTGAAGGTCTGACCCCTGTTTATGTGAGTGGTAATCCTCCGCTGTATGTCAGAGCGTATGATGATGTCCCTAAGCAGCCTTCTTTCATTGTCTATGTACCGTCATTCCTATGTACATCAATAAATGCTGCAGAAGACAAGTATGGAGGGCAGAATCTGACAACTATATTAAACCTATTGAATCATTATAAACCTGCGGGACGCTCTTTCCGCATAGAAATATACGAATATGAATAAGATGCTCTTTAGTGAGGGTGGGCAGCCCCTCTACATCGATGACCTCAAAACATTACAGGAGAATCCAACCAATCAGATGTCTGCACTTCTTCAGGTTCTTGGTGCTAACACGTCAGCCTTTCTGCTTGAACGTTTCCAAGGAGAGTTGAAGAAACTTAATGAAGGGGATAAGACTACTACATTTCAAACTAAGAAGAACTGGTTGGTGCTTGATGGAATCATTTATGAGATAAAGGAAACTACACTGGTTGCTCATAGTTGGAATGATCCATTATATGTTGGTGTCAGAAAATCTACTTCTGATGTACGCACATTTGAGGATGGACAGGAACGTGCCTGCAGAGAAACTGCAGAGGCTTTCTTAACATTTGAGAAGACAGAAGGTGTCTTTAATGTCAGTGAATTGAAAACGCTCTTTGACCTTATAGCTCCATCAATAGTTGTTAAGTTGTCTGAAACAGAATATAAGGATATGCCGTGGGTACTGAAGAATGGTTATTCAGGACAAATACAATCTAAAGTGAGATCTGACTATACTATTATAAAGGTTGATGTACAAAGTGAAAAGTCAGAATGGACTGATGGTGTAGGAGTAATCTTCGAATACCCTACGACACGAGTGCCAGTACCACCTATTGTCTCTGGTGCTATTGTTGTAGGAGTAAGTTCAGACAATGGTCAGGAGCAGGTTGTTCACATCCAAGTGCTATCGGGGAAAGGAAAACTCGTAGGAAGCTTGGGAACATCCAGTCTTCCATCTCCTGCTAACTGTCCAATTAACACATATTTCATCATTCCAAAATAAAAAGTAATAATGGATACAATATACAGTTTACTCAAGCGAGCAAAAGAACTCAAAGAGAAAAGTCAAGTAGACAGCATCACACCTGAAGAGGTGGGTAAGCTACACGAGGATACATTAGCATACATAGCTTCATTGGAACAGTCTACTGATGGACTTGGCATTAAGAAGGTTTATCAGTCTAAGTCAGCTATGGAGGCTGACACAGACCCAGTCGGAACTAACGGCAAGGCTCTCCGCTATGGTCAGCTGGTAAGCATCTATGATGATGCACATGCTGATAGTTCTGAGAATGGAAATATTTATGCTTATCAGAAGCCAGGGTGGCTGCTGATGGGTAAGGTTAGTGGTGGATCTACTCTTTCTATTGCGCAAGAAGCAGGTGATAGCGAAACCTCTGTGATGTCGCAGAAGGCTGTAACTGCTGCTATTGCTGGCGCAAAAAGAGATGCAACAAATACAACGTTTAAGGATAATCAAAATATTCTTGGAGTAAACAATGTACAAGATGCCATTGAGAAAATATCTCCTTACAGAATGTACGAGTTAGAGCAACTTGGCGTATACGACGCCTCTAAGGTAAACTCTTTAAGGAACCGCTTTGCTTTTGGTTACAACAAAACATTCGATAGAGATGTGCGACTTACAAAGATAGCATTTTTTGACGGAACAGACGCAAATGGTATTAGTGCTGTTTTGATATGCTCAGCAGATAGAGATGCGAATACAGTTACAGTTGAGAAGGAAATTACTGAATTCAAAGTAGAAGATGCTACGCTAATATGTAATATTGTTGTGCCTGCTGGAAAGATAGCTGTTATCAAGCATAATAATCTTGTGCGAGCCTACCAAGGAACACTGATAGACACTTTAAACTTTAGTTACAGAAATAATAGCGTACAGAGTCTCATTTGGGGCAAGGAGAACAGTGTAAATGTGTCATTCGTTTTTTCAGATGTCATTAACATTCTTGATAAAATGACAGATGATGGTGATAATAAGCCACGTGTGTTACACAATGAATGGCAAGGAAAACATGTAGCTTTCCTCGGCGACTCACTAACAGCAGATGGGCGTTATTGCGAGTTCTTGTGTGACAAGTTAGGTATGACTTACGAGAAGTATGGTGTCTCAAACACCGAATGGATACACTTCGCACAGCAGGCGATTAAGGCATACAACTATCAGTTAAGTAAAGGGTTTGTTTATGATGCTGTTTTTATCTTCGGTGGTGTTAATAATTACGACCATGGTGCGACGATTAATGGTAAATGGTTCACAGAGACATCTGAGACAATAACAAATAACACAACCTTTATCTCAAAAAAACGCACGCCAATTAAAAATGGTGCAGGAAGCATTGAAGGAGCTGTTAATTGGACGCTTGAAGTACTCAAGGTTTGTTTTCCTAACTCGCAAATAATAATAATGACACCTACGCATAAGGGGTTATACGTTAATGGCGCTGTTAAAAGTGGTCAAAATGAATTATATTCAAATGCAAACGGGGTCTTCCTTGATCAAATCGTAGAAAAGATAAAAGAAGGTGCGAGACTATGGGGATGCCCAATAATTGACCTCTTTTCTCTTAATGGAGCATATCCTGTGTTCAGCTCTTATGACTCATATGTAAGGAATAAGGAGAACGACCATCTTCATCAGAGTAATTTGGGTAATTACAGAATCGCTATGACCATTGCAGCAGCTATGAAGTCAATTTCTCCCGAAGTTTATGACTCGCAATATGATGAGTTAAATCATACAGTAAGCGGAACAGTCACAAGGGGAGCTGAACCACTTACAGATGTTAATATTACCATTACAATAGGTAAAAAGACATTTACAGGATTAACCGACAACATGGGTCGCTTCACTGTTCAGAATATTACTCCTGGCATAGGGGAACTCATCCTTTCAAAAGGTGGATTGACTTTGCACAAGCAAGCTATCACAACAACTTACGATATTATTCATAGACAGCTGGATATTAGCAATGTTGATATCCCTGACATGAATATAAATATAGAATAAGAACTATGGCAGAACTGATTTTAATTTAATGTCTCTGTTGGTGTTGATTAAGATAGCTCTGTCAGAAAAGATTACATTACAATCAACTTTCATTGTGGTAAAATAGGGGGTTGTTAAAAGGCCCCCAGCCTGTTAGTAAGCAACGCCAATCACTTTTAACAACGTACGCCACAAGAGCGCGACCGGGGGCAAATATCCTCGCTCGCTCTTGTGGCGTTTTATTGTATAATAAAAGTGATTGGCTTTGCAAATTTACGAAATTTATTAGATATGAAGATAATTGAGATTGTAAAAATTAACAGGGAACTATTAAGAAACCTCCATATTGCTGGAGTTAGATTGGATGACACAAACTATATAGATTTATATACAGAATATAGACGGATGTTGTCAAAGCGTGAGAAAGTGTCTTACATAGTGGCAGCTCTTGCTGTGAAATATGCTATTAGCGAGCGTAAAGTTTATGCTCTTATTAAGCGATTTCAAACAGACTGCAATTTGTTTGCAGTGTAATCAGTATATACGCTTATGTTTGTGAAAGGAAAACTTACGACCTTTGTATCATGACAAAGAAAATGTATTATTCAGCACCGCTTCCCTTCGTAGGTCAGAAGCGGATGTTCGCAAAAGAGTTTAAGAAGGTATTAGAACAGTTCCCAGACGGAACAACATTTGTTGATTTATTCGGGGGCAGTGGCTTGTTGTCGCATATTACAAAGTCCGAGAAACCACATTCTAAAGTCGTGTATAATGACTTTGATGGATATAGGCAACGTCTAGAACACGTGTCACAGACTAATGAATTACTCTCAGAGCTTAGAAAGATAGTTCGTGAGTTGCCTAAGCATAAGCCTATTGTTGGAGAAGCACGCAAACAGATTTTTGAGTGCTTAATTAAGCATCAAAATCGTTATGGTTATTTGGATTTTATCACTATATCGTCTTCTCTCTTATTTTCGATGAAGTATTGTATGAATATTGACGACATGAACAAGGAGACGTTGTATAACAATATTCGCTCTACTGATTATCCGCTTTGTGATGGCTATTTGGATGGTTTAACAATTGTTTCAGCAGACTATAAACAAGTCTTTAATCAGTATAAGGATACTCCAAATGTTGTATTTTTGGTTGACCCTCCTTACCTCAGTACTGAAGTTGGTACTTATAAGATGTATTGGAAGCTTGCTGATTACCTTGATGTACTGTCAGTTCTTGCTGGACATTCATTTGTTTACTTCACAAGCAATAAGTCGTCTATACTTGAACTCTGTGACTGGATAGGTCGAAATAAGCATCTCGGTAATCCATTTGAGAAGTGTACTAAGGTGGAATTCAATGCTCGCATGAATTATAACTCAACATATACAGATATGATGCTGTATAAGAATGCTGGTTAAATGCTATTCAAATGCTGATAAAACGATGAATAAATACTACAAGATCTTAGACAGAATCATTCATACAGGAAAGCAACAGTGTAACAAGAAAGGGGAAATTAGGTATCTATTGAACGAACATCTAACACTTACTCCTTCAGACTTACTCGACATCTTCGAAACTCACGGTATAGCACGTAGGAAGTTAAAGGATGAGCTACAACTGTTCATGCAAGGTGAAAGGCAGATTGAAAAGTATCGAAAGGCAGGTATTGCTTGGTGGGATTATTGTGGTTCAATCCTTGTCAATAGTTATCCTACATATCTGGAGAAATTGCCTCCGCTGATAGAGAAGATAAATCGTGAAAAGCGTAGTAGCAAAAATTATGTGTTGTTCTTAGGTGAGACTGGTGCAGAAACTAATCAAGCACCATGTCTTAGCCTTGTACAGTTCCAAATAGATGAAGGTGAACTTGTAATATCAGCCTTTCAGAGAAGCTCTGATGCTAATTTAGGTCTTCCAGCAGACATTTATCATCTTTACTTAATGTCACGGCAAATAGATCTCCCTTTAAAGTCTATAACACTCAATCTTGCTAATGTACACATTTATAAAAATAATATAGAGCGTACAAAAGAACTTCTTAACGGTAATGAAGATATAAAGTTTGAACTCAACGTATAATCTAAAAGGTGGCAAAACCTTGCAGAATTATCCAAGCCTTGCAAGAATTTACCACCTTTTTACTGTTGTGTGCGTGTTGAGAATTGTTACTTTTCGTTTTACATCAAAATATCACTTTTCGTTTTACAGCGCACCTACTTTTCGTTTTGCCGGATTAATA